ATGTTAAATAGCAAGTAGATAAATATACAAGGATGTAAATTTTCACTTTATAAAATATTGCATGTATCTTATTAGTAAATGAAGAACTAAAAAATGGATATCTATGCGGTTAAAAGGTACTCCTGCAATTTTGAGAATGAAGCGTAGTTTCAGGCACGTTTTCATTCATCTATATGTGAGGGAATTAATACACCCCGAACCTAATAATAAACAAGGATAAAAACAAAATGGCAAAAGCAATTAGTCTAAACCAACTGGCTAAACAGTACGGCTATGATGAAAGTACAGTACGTGGTTGGCGTGATCGTGGGATGCCTTGTGGGGAAGGTGTAACAGATGAAGTTACTCGTGGATGGATTGTACAGAACATTCTACGCCCCCTTAGAGAAACAGATATTAAAGAACAGATTGAACAGGAACGCCTAAAGAAATTAACCGCAGAACGACATCTGGTAGATTTAGAACTCAGTCTTAAAACTGGCACAGTACTTAGCTCTGAGTATGTAGAGACGGTACTAACTTCATACCTACATGAAATAAAAACATCAATTCGGGCAATCCCTTCGAAAGTATATCTTGAACTATTTGCCCTGGACAATGCAAAAGATTTACGTGCCCGACTAAAAGAAGAAATAGATAAAACATTGTACCAACTCGGCGAAATGGAATTCGAACTACCGAGCGATGAGGAAATATTAGATGAAGACAAACCAGGAGAAATTGACAACTCTGTTGAACAAAGCACTACCGACGATTCAACCCCCGAAGATTCAGAAGACCAGTGAATGGATTAGATCTGGTGTAGTTAAATTCTGCGATGGACCGAATGCAGGGCTTGACTGGGTGCCCTATTCTTTTCAGTGCGAGCCGATGGATATTGCACAGGAACGAAGTACAAAAAAAATAGTACTTCAATCATGCAGCCAACTACTAAAAACCACCGTACTACAATCTATTGCATTTAATATCATGGCAAATGATCCCGTTAGTTTTGGTTTCGCAAGTAGCAGCGGTTCAGAAATTAAGAAATTCAAAACGGGTAAATTTGAACCTGTCGTTGCAAGTTCTCCAGTACTGTCACAATTGGTGACTGATAAAAAAAATAAAGAAGCAACCAATAACTCACAACAGACCGAATTAAAAAATGGTACTAATATCTTCTGGTTAAACCTCAACACTCCAGGCAACCTACGCGGAACTACAATGCGTGTAGTACTACTTGATGAGGTATCAAACGTATCTGAAGATGGTGATGGTGAAGGCAACCCAATAAAACTGGCCGAAGCACGAACCTCAACGTTCGGAGATGATGCCCTGATTGTCGTTTCAAGCACCCCCCTATATAAGTTAGATTTAATTAACCGCGAATACATGTTATCAGATCAACGCCGCTACTTTGTTACTCATACATGTGGACACGAATACACCTTTGAGTGGGAACAAGTTATATTTAAATTTAAACAATTATCAAACGGTAGGGCAATCCCAGACAGTTCAACCTGCAAACTAATATGCCCACACTGTGAGAAAGAAATATCCGAGCATACCCGCCATCAGATGGTGAATAAAGGGCGATGGATTGCAACAAACCCACATGGTGAAAAAGGTGTTGTTGGGTACCAGATCTCACGTATGTACTCCCCACTAAACACAATAGAACAGATGACCGAGAAGTATGCAGATGCCTTGTATTCGTTTTCTCTTCAAACTTTTTGGAACAATGAGTTGGGCCTACCATATGAGAACGAATATGAAAAAGAGTTAGAGCAAATACAATTAGAAAACCTTCGGGATAAATCTTTCAATATTCATAATATCCCATCTGAAACACTTGGGATCACAATCGGCTGTGATGTTCAGCATGATCGACTTGAGGCTACAGTACTGGCATTTGACGAAAAGAATATATGGGTTCTGCATCATGAATTCTGTTATTCACACGACTGTGTAAAGTTAGAATCACCTGCATGGAAAGATTTTGATAAGATTGCCCGTCAACAGTTCAGTACTGTAGATGGTCGAGAGATCCCAACACTTGCCGTATTTGTCGATTCGTCAGATGGTAATAGCTCGAATACAGTTAAGAAATTCACAGCCCGTTGGGGGAAATATCATCCGATCAAGGGTAGCAGCCATCAGATGGCAGAACTATTCAAGAATTCTGTTACGGGTGGATACAGACAACAGATACTGAACGTTCATGAAGGAAAAACGACAATACGTAAACTATTAAACTTTATGATTGATGAAGAGAATAAGCATCTTGCTCCTACACAGATATTATTTTCTGACTCTCTTCCGCATGACTATATGGAACAGTTGAATTCTGAGATTCTAAAACCTGCTGGTGGTCGTCTTCAGTGGCGGCTGAAACCTGGTGTAAAACGAAATGAAACGCTCGACTGTCTTGTATATGGAATGATTGCCATTCAGTTTGCCGTAGCGAATCTCGGTACTACTCAACCGTATCGCCTGTTACGTGAAAATAGAGCACGCCTAATCGCAAAAACAAATGAAGTGGTACAGGACTTACCAAATAATGAAGCAATAAATAAACCAAAGGCAAAACCAAAACGAACTACTCATAATCGTGGAAGTAGTTGGTTTGGCAAATAAGGAAAATATATGGCAAGAATTCTACCAGAAACTATCTACATGACTTCTACCCCATATCCAGTAAGTTTCAAACTACCTCCCAATAGTACATTATTTGTAAACTCTCTGAGTGCTGGGAGTAGTACTTCATTCTCGAATCCAGGTAATAGTGAATCAGAACAGGTATTACTAATTGAACAAACTACAGGACAGGATAATCTGTACTGTATTTTGGTTTCAAATGGATCAAATGAAAACTTTGTTAGTAATGTGATTAATCCATCTTCATATACTACAGAGTACACAAAACTAAAAGATATGATTAAAGAACTGGACGCGGTTATAGACAGTCGCGTTAAAGGTGGTGGTGTAACAACACTCACAATCAATAATAAGACGTTAGTTAGTGAGTCACTCGATTCATTAGAGTCAATGCGTTCACGTTATATTAAGCGTGCAAATACACTATGGGGTCTGATGACAGGTACTCAGAATAGTAATAGTAAACCAATTAAAAGTATCACAGTACTTCGTGATCCTAATTATCCAAACAGATGGGGGACACGTTAATGTTTTGGAAAAAGAAAAAGACAGAGGAAACACCACAAGCTAAGAAAAGAACAAAGAGTAAAATTGAATTACTACCAAGTACTTTGAAACGTGACCTTGCACAGATTCGTGGAACATCTTCACCCGTTGTAAGTTTTGGTTTTACCGCAGGTAGTAGCACGTACAACATTAATAATGTAATCCGTTGGTTCCTTGGTGAAATGCGTTCTACTTCCCGTGAAGCTGCACTTCATAACCCCATTGCACGCAAATACGTATCCCTCTCTGTTGATGGTGTTGTAGGTAGCATGGGGGTTTATATAAAACCAGCAGCAGAAATCGAAAACGCTACTCCTGATGAATTGCATACTATCAATAAGAAGTTAGAAAAATTATTTGATCGCTGGAGTTCTAACCCAGAGCGTTTCAGTCTTGATGGACAGATGACTCTTGATGTCTTCCAACAAACTTTAGAAAAAGTTCGCTGTACTGATGGTGAAGCATTTGTACGAATCCATAAGATTAATGGAACAATTAAAATGGAAATTCTTGATTCAGCACGTCTGACTCAGATGAATAACCAGATTCTATCTAATGGAAATTTTATAAGCAACGGGATTGAATATAATTCAAATCATAAGCCTGTTAATTACTGGATGTGTGCATATAACCCAATCACATATACATATGATGCAACAAACTTTGACGTTATTCCTGCATCAGAAATATTCCATTATTTCATCCCTGAAGCAATGGGACAGGAACGTGGTATTCCAGACCTGATCGCAACCAGTAAATTAATGGAGGACCTAAAGAATTTTACAGAGGCTTCTTTGGTGGCAAAACGTGTAGCGGCATCTTCTATGGCGTTTATTACTAACGGTCAATCTAATACAGACACCGTAGAACTAAACGAAGACCAAGATGATATGGTTACTGCGAAATATTCAGAGTTTTTAGAACCTGGTGCAATTTACGAACTTAGTTCAAATCAGGATATTAAGACAGTAAACCCACAGGCAGGTGTAGACCGGATTCATGAATTCACTGATGAACTACTATCACAAATTGCAATGGGCTTGAATTGTACGAAGATGTCACTTCTCGGGGATACAAGTAATGCCAGCTTCTCAGCCGCAAAACTTTCAGAACGGATGCAAAGTACCACTTTCAGTACAAGAACAAACGCATTAGTTACAAAGGTTTTAAAACCAATGTACTTAGCCTGGTTAAAAAATGAAATGGTAAATAACAGTGAATTGAATCTTAGTTTCTCTGACTTTGACGATATTTCTACAGTACGAATGATCCCACAGAAGCCTATAAGCCTTGATCCTTTAAAAGATATTCAGACACAGGTTGCCCAGATCGACGCAGGAATTAAATCTAAGACTCAGGTGATTAGCGAAAATGGTGGTGATGCTCGTTTGGTATTTGAAGAAATTGAAAAGGAAAAAGAAATTGTAAATAAGGAAGTTACATTAAATGATGAAACACAACCAGAAGAGGGAAATGACGTTACCGATAAACGCGATTAATAAAGATAAACGCACAATCGAAGTGGCATTTGCAACAGAAACACCTGTCTCTCGATATTTTGATGATGAACTCTATTATGAGATTCTTCTATGTTCTGATGAAAATGTAGACCTACAACGAATTAATAATCGTGGTGCCGTTCTATTTGATCATCAACGTGATAAACCCATTGGTGTAGTTCTTAGTACAAGAATCGATTCTGATAAAGTTTGTCGGGCAACTTTACGCATTAGTGAAGTTGGTCTTGGTGAAACTATGTGGGGAATGATTCTTGAAGGAACCATGTCACATATTAGTGTTGGGTATAACATCAACGATTATTACATGGAAAGTAATAACGTGTTTGTTAATAAGTGGGAGCCTACAGAGATCTCACTGGTCACAGTACCCGCAGATGTAAATTGTTCTATCGGTCGTTCACACGGTGAAGATAATAACTTTAACAAGGAAGTTAAAATGAAAGAAGAAGATAAAAAAGAAGAACGTGAAACTGAATTACCAGAAGAAGAGGGTATTGAAGAAGAACGTGAAACTGAACCTGAAGTAGTAGAAGAAGAAATTAGTGAAGAAGAGCGTGAAGAAGAAATTAGTGATGAAGAACTTGAAGGACTAATTTCTAAACGTCCTGAATTACTAAAGAAATTTAAAGACTCTGAAGAAGAAGAACTAAATAGTAATGAAGCTGAAGCTGAAGCTGAAGCTGAAGCTGAAGCTGAAGCTGTTGATGTAGCCGAAGAAGAACGTAAACGCGAGCTAACTTCAATCGGTGCAGTACTGCAAGTAGACGTATCAGATGCAATTGAAAATGGAATTTCAATTTCTGATTTTAAACGTTCACTAAATACAACAAATAACAAAACTCCTAATCATGATAAGGAAATCAAAATGGAAAAATCTGTAATTAATGGTCTAATTCGTGCAGCTAACGAAGGTAAACCTTTTGACGGTCAACGTCTTGATGTACCACTGAATCAAATTGTTCGTGCAACTTCTACTGGTGCAGCTACTGGTGGTGCTCTTGTTAAAGAACAACACGTTGATTCTTATATTGATGTACTGCGTGCAAACTCTATTTTTGCTCAACTACCAATTCAAACTTATTCCGGTTTAGAAGGTGACGGTAATCTGGTTCTACCAAAGCTATCTTCTGACTTCACCGAAATGTTCGCATTTATCGCGGAAGGTGAAGATTCTCCAGAAGTAGATGCAAAGTTTGAAAAACTGGTACTGTCTCCAAAGACTTTTTCCGGTAGCGTACCAATTACCCGTACTCTAATTAAGAGTGCAGACACCGCAGAACGTTATGTACAAAGTGCAATGGTGAATGGTGCAGGTCTGAAACTTGAGAAAGAAATTCTAACTAAAATTATCGCAGCAGCACCAAAACAAACCCTAACCGCTGCAATTACCCATGAAGATGTACAGGAAGCTCTCGGTAAGCTTGCAGCCGCAAACGTTCGTACTGAGAACGTAGTAGCAGTTGTGCACCCATCTACCGCCGCAGTTCTACGCAGTACCATCGTGGCAAGTAATACCGCTGCTAAGTTTATGGTTGAAGGTCAACGCTTTGATGCATGGTTGTGTGACGCCGTTAAAGTAATTGAATCTACCCAGGTTACAGCAGGCCAAATCGTTTTTGGTGACTATTCCAATATCGTACTGGCTTCATGGGGTGGTTTGACTGTGGATCGTGATGACACATCCCTACGTGCTTCACAAGGAATCGTTCTGCGTACCTTTGCATATATCGACCATGCCGTAGCACACGAAGAAGCCTTCCTTGTAGTTAAACTGGCGTAAGGTACAAAACATGAGAGCATTTAATCCAGGACAGACAAAAGTCCTATTAGATGCTTTCGGTGAAAATCTCGTCATATTTCAGAATGGAGTAGCAAGTACAGTTACTGCTATTTTCGAGCGTGACGAGATTTTTTTTGAAGATACAAATACCGTAGTTTCATATTTCACATCATATTCTGGATTAATTCAGTACAGTACTTTCACGCTTAAAGGGACTGAGTATGTCGTAAATAGAATAGAGGATGACCTTAGCGGCATCTCTAACTATTTCTACATTCAAAAAATTGATCTTGACAAGGATATATAATGCGAACTTCAGACTACACAATACGGAAATTTTTGATTAATAATCTCAATACTTTGGTAAATCTTCAATATCCATCGAAAGCAACGGTAGACGACAAACCAATGTTATACATCGGTGACAGTACTGTAACACGTTCACGCATTCAAAAAGCAAATACATTAATTAATGGTCAATTAATACCAAGTGAGATTAATTATCTCTGTGAATTTAGAGTGGACTTTGTAGCAGTAGGTGAAAATTATAAACTTGCATCTGATGAAATTAGTAAAGTACTTGATGCAATCTATGCAAGTGGTTTTATTAATGAATTGAACAAACTACTTCCAATGGATGTTTTCAATGTTGTTCTGGAAGAGAGCTTAATGACTACCCAGGCCGAAGCAACTAATACGATGTATGTGCATACACAAACTATATCTTTTAGCTATGGGGAATAATTTATGGCTTTTATTACTAACAACACAAGTGTATGGATTAACACCGACACATTAAACAGTGATCCCAAATCTAAGGGATTTAAAGAAGTACCAGAATTAAGCGGATTCCCTTCATTCGGTCACAGTACTGAAACCCTTGCCATTGAAACATATGACTCTGAATACATCGAAAAGGTAGTAGGTAATAGCACCTATGGCGATGTCACTATTACGGTTAACTGGGTTCCATCAAAACATAAGTTTCTCGATGACATCGTAAAAAGTCGCCAATTAGTACAAATGAAGGTAGAGATCCCCGATGAAGGACAGAATGACCTTACGGTTAACTATGCACTTTATAATGGTTATCTGGCTTCTGTATCTACCAGTGGTGATTATGATTCTGTTACTTCCCGTTCCTATGTATTCACCCCAAACGAACAACTTTCTGCGGGTATTCTTGACAGTACGATAGTCCCTCTAAATCGCGGAGACTGGGGCGTAGGTGCAAACGGTATTGAGTTTCCAAGTTATCAGGGGCGTGATGGTAACGCTTTTATTAAGATCCCAGGTGCAGGTTCACCAACAGGGACAGATGTACTTGGTATTAATAACCTTGATTCTAACTTTGGTACACAACTGGTTATCAGTAAGACAGGTACGCCAATAATTAACGTGCGTAACTATGGTGCATCTATGGGGGCATGGTACAAGGTCTATACCAGTGCTGATAAACCTACACTGGCAGAACTGGGTGCTGCATCAAGTGCATCTCTTGCAGACTACGTACCGATTACCCGTACCATCAATAGCAAACCACTAACTGGTAATATTACACTACTGGCTTCTGATATCGCTGATGTATACAGTAAGACGTATATAGATCAGAACGTAGTCCCAAAAGTATTCCAGTTAAACGGTCATGCACTATCCGGTACGGCATTAAACTTAGTTGCCGCAGATATTCTTGATGTGTATTCACAGACTCAGGTTGATACGTCATTTGTAAAAAAAACAACTACTGTTAACGGTTTAAGCCTTTCCCAGAATATAACACTGACAGCCGCACAACTCCCAGACATGGCGAGTATTGTTTTTACTAATAACACATATGTACCAAAAACATACTTAATCAACAATAAGCCATTAACAGGAACTAACATTCAATTAGTTGCTGCTGATATTCCTGATGTGTACTCACGTACTCAGTCAAATGATCTATTTGCACTACGTATCACCACTATTAACGGGTATGCTCTTAACAGCAATATAGTACTGAATTTTGATGATGTAGGAACATATTCAAAGAAACAGATCGATGACAAAGACAAGGTACTAAAGGAAGAGATTGATACGAAGGTAACAATTGTAGATGATATTCTTAAACTAAATACCCTTGTAAATAATTCATTAGAAATAGATTTGAGTGATAGTAAAACTACATTCACAGTGACTCTATCACAACCAACGTCAAACTTCTCTGTACTAAATGCAAGTGGTAATGACAAAAAGAGTCAAACATTTCAGGTGCTTATTAAACAGGGTACAGGGGCAAATAAAATATCCTGGCCTACAAACATTTTATGGTCTTATGGGCGTGTTCCAGTATTAACCTTTACAAAAGATTCTACTGATGTATTTCAGTTTGTCACAGTAGACGGGGGTAGTACTTGGTACGGCTCTCTACTAATGGCAGATATGAAATAATGAAACCACACAATATAGATAATGCATATCAAATGATCGAAGGTCAGTTTAAGTTCTTGGCACGTAATACTGGCCTTACAACAAATAATAAGACACAGCACTACGTATTAAACCCGGATAATGTACTTGCAAATAACCGTCACTTTATTGCAGAAACTGGATGGGAAGCACAGCCGGAAGGTGACGCAACTACAGAAGGTCAAAGCCTCCAGATTCTGGGGGCAATATATGTGTATCAGGCAACTAAAGACCCTTTCTATCTACAGAAGGCAAAAGAGTACTTTAATGCATATCACAAGGCGTTCTATCGTGGTGCAGCATTTCCAGATCCACCGAGTTCATCACTACGCTGTAACTGGATTTGTAATGGAAAGGCTCCAGTACTGGCACACTACCCATTAGATCCCGAATATCCGACGCATGGTGGATTTAAAGGGACACTATTCACATGGGCTAATGGCCTTACAAAGATCCCACATGGTGCTCCACACTGGGGTGAATACCTCGATGCAGTATGGTTTGCCTTCCCTAAGCGTGCGGGACTTGGTTGGAATCAGGTTAACGCAACCGCTTATATGTGGCTTACCAATGAAGACTCAATAGACTGGGACACAAAAGCACCAACCTATGACGTCGAATGGATCATTGATCGTACCGGACGTAAGGTAGACTCAAACGGCACAGTACTGCAATCCGGTCTTACAGGTCAGGAAGGTACAGTACAGTTAAAGAATAAAACCATTACTGGTGAATATCGTTTTAACTATGCAACCCGAAACCCTGTAGAACATGGCGGGTATATGTTCAAGCGTAATGAACGCTGGCATAACCGACCTGTACACGTACCGATTGATAACTATGGTTCTTTGGACTTCTCTGATAATGCATCAGATGCCGAATTATGGTTTTGTCAGGCAGCCAAGTTACTTTGGGATATTACAGGAGAACGCCAGTATTATCTTGCGTGGCAATGTGCACTATTAACCTGTTATGGTTATTCAGATATTGACAAGTACGATATGTTCTTTCGTAAATCTACTATTGCCGTAACACCTTTTACTGATGGTATTTCATACGACTACTTCTACCCAAGTGAGCAAGTAGCATCATATTCCCGTGATGCACAGGGTTATATTGTAATAAATCAAAGTGCATCCGCACAGACGATGTTAGAACAACAATCAATCTGGTTTAAATTCAATAATAACTCAAAATTTCACATTGAATATGGTGGTGTTGATAATACCAGTACTGAACCGCCCCGGGAATCCTGGAGACTAAACTTCCTGAGAAAGAGGTAAACAGGATGACTAAAAATACTCGTTTTTCCCCCGAAGTCCGTCAACGGGCAGTCCGTATGGTTCTGGAAAGTCAGGA